CTGTTACAAATGCAAACACCTATGTCATCACTGCGTCGTCTGCTGCAACAAGCACAACAACCGGCGGCGGGTCTTCAGTTACATTTAGCTATGAAGCAACAACCGGCAGGGCTGATGGTGTTGCCGGTTTGGGTTGGTCAACCGGAACGTGGGATGAAGGCACATGGAGCACTGCAAGATCAGCAACTGGTTTACTGTTGCGTACTGTATCGTCAGCGCAGTTTGGTGAGGATCTGCTATTTGTGCCGCGCTTCCAAGGATTGTTTAAATGGCCGCTAGATGTTGCCAGCCGCGCTACGCAGATACTGACAAACAGTGAAGGTGAAACAATAGCGCCATCCGAAATCGGCGCGATGTTTGTCGATCCAAATCGTCATGTGTTCCTACTAGGTACTAATATGGATGCAGCCGGTACAACTGGCACTTTCAATCCAATGCGTGTCATGTTCTCTGATCAGGAAAATTCAGAAGTCTATATTACTACGGCGACTAACCTTGCGGGTGACACGGTGCTCTCCGAAGGCAACCGTTTGATTGCCGGTACGTCAACGCGATTAGTCAACTTGATCTTTAGTGACACAGCGTTGTATACAGCAAGGAATATCGGTGACATTGATTTTGTCTACGAGTTTCAACTAGCTGGTACATCATGTGGTTTGATTGGCCCCAATGGATTTGCGGTTGTGGACAGTCGTTGTTACTGGATGAGCAACAACAGACAGTTCTATGTCTACAACGGTGGTGAGCCGCAAGTACTTCCCTGCTCCGTCCAAGACCACATCTTTGACAATATGTCAGTCTCGCAAATGGAAAAGGTTTACGCTTTTGCTAACAGCGCTTTTGGTGAAGTTTGGTGGCTTTACCCACATGACAGCGAAGAATGCGATAGGTATGTCATATATAATTATCAAAACAACACTTGGTCGATAGGTACATTCGATAGAGTTGCTGGTATTGACAGAGGTGTTTTTGACAAGCCTCACATGATAAGTAAAACCGGCATTGTGTTCTCACATGAAAACGGTGTGGACGCAGATGGCGGTGTGTTTGAAAGTTCTATCACCAGTGGCCCATTAGATATAGGCGACGGTGAACGTGTGACAGAACTGCGTCGTATCATACCTGACTTAGTGTTGGGTGATGGCTCTTCGGTAAACTTTTCGATTAAACATAAACGATTTCCAAACTCAACTGAAACAACAGAGTCGGCACGGCAAGTTACAGCAAGCACCAGCAAGCTAGATTATCGTGTGCAAGGGCGGCAAATATCATTGCAGATCTCAACTGATGGTGTCGGCGATGATTGGCGTTTAGGTGACCTGCGAATGGATCTAACGGCAGGAGGCTTCAGATGAGTCGCTTCCCCGATGTTAATCCTATCAACATGGTTGCATGGGCCAGAAGTTTTGCAGAAGTCGCACAAAACGACAGCGATGAGCAAAGCAGACGCATCCGCATCCTAGACGGCAAGACCGTAAAAGAGTATACTTCGAATGAACGCGACCTACTGCCAAACGTAGATGTCGGCGCAATAATTTTCAATAAAACTAAGGGGGTGTATGAAGGATACGACGGAGACGGTTGGAATACGTTTCACGTAAAACACACACCTTCATTCACATTGCAAAGAACACTTGGCGGTAGGCATCTCTAATGCACGGTATTACTTCTCTCGACGGACACGGTAAAGCAAGCGGCGATATGAACAAAGCAATGGAGCGTATGTCCATTGTGTTCAAAGGTCGATTGTCGCCAGAACAGTTGAACCAAATCAAATCAGACATCCAGACCACAGCTATGTCAGGCATGGCTGGTGAGATGCTGTCGGCTGCTGGTCAAGGCGGCGATACAATGATGGCCCATATGTCGCCAGAAACAATCGGCATGGCGCAGGAGATGGGCATACTTCCACAAGGTCAGATGAACCCCATGACAGGACTACCTGGCTTTGACGATCCTACAGATCCAACAGATGATGACGATCCAGGCCCAGCGGCTGGCGTGGGTGCTCCTAGCGGTGTAAACGATCCTGGCCAAGGCCCAGCGGATGCAGATTTAGGAGCAACCCCAGAAGAGGAAGCGGCTATGGCTGCGATGGGTAATATAGCCGGAGTTGAGTCTCCAATGAATTATGCTGCTCTTTACGACAAAGCGACGAAAGATATGACAAATGCGGAAATTGCACAGGCGAGGACTTATGGGTTATTCAACAATGAAAAAAGTTTGTCAGCACTTGCAACAGCCCCAGACAAGGTTGGATTTGTAGATGCGGTAGCAAACGCCAGACATTCTCAAAACCCAACTATGTCGCAACTTGATTTAAACGCTTTGACAGAACGTGGGTTTCAAATGCAAAACCCAGGCATATCTCAAGCTGTTGGTGTGGCCGGAACACTCGCCGGTCTAGCTGTGCCAGGTTTTGGTTTAGCTACCGGAATAGGTAACACCGTGAATGCACTGACTGGCAGACCGACTCTGGTTGATATGGCGCTTGGCACAAAAGCAGGTGACCCGCTTTCCGGCCCTACACAAGCGATTGCAGATTTTGCAAGAGATAGCGGGTTGATGTCTGGCATACAATCTTTGGTTGATGCAGCAGGGCCAGCGCCGACTGAAACAGCAGCGGATGTCGAAATGGCAGAGCAAGGGTTGGGTAACGAAAACTTTGTGCCGGATGACAGTGAAGCGCCAAGTACTGAAGAAGAACCAGCCCCAGAGCAGTTTAGCGAAAAAGCAAAGCTGTTAGGCGCAGGTTATTCCGAAAGTGACGCACAAACCATACTGGACAACTTCGGTACACTCGACACATTCCAGCAGCGCTTCGAAGGCAGGTTTGGCGTACCGCCGACACCAGCGCAACTCATGGAAGCTGACAAACAGCAGTTCATCAACATTCGTCGTGGCAGACCGGTTGGCATGGGTAGCGGCATCGGGAGTTTAAGAACATGATGGGCAACGGAATAATGTCAGTTGCACAGAAGATGCAACGGCTTGGACGCGACGGCGATACGATACTTGCACACATTAACCCGCAAGAAGCTATGCAGTTGATGCGCATGGGCGGTAGAGGCACAACCAATCCAATGACTGGTTTGCCGGAGTTTGCACCGGTTGATCCGCTGTACTACTTGTCAGTAAATCCAGATGTCATGGCAGCAGCGCAACAAGCAACCAGAGCAGCAGGTATCGCTCCTGGTGCTGATTTTACTGCTGCGATGAATGAATATGCACAAGCGCACTATGATGCTTTTGGAGAACAAGAAGGCAGGGCCGCAACAAAAGCAACGGCTGCGGAACCGACTGTTGATACCATCCGACGTTTTGAGGAAGACCCACAAGCGTTTGCTGACTTTTATGCAGAGCGCAATCCAAATGTTGCTGCCGCAGTGGGAACTAATCCAAGAGATCTGTTGCGTCATTATCTTCAGTTTGGTGTCGGCGAGACAGATTTCTCTGGAAGCCCCGACGTTGGACGATTGACTGATCCATCACAAATCGTTGCACCGCCGGAAAGTTTCGATCCGGCATTTTATGCTGCAAACAATCCTGATGTTGTGTCTGTCTACGGATCAGCACCGGACAGACTTTATCGACACTTTATAGACTTTGGACAAGCAGAGGGCAGACTTGGCGCAGCAGCTTCTGATGATGATATGGTTGTGCCTCCTAACTTAACAATGCCAGGGCCAGATCAAGGCATACCGGCTATTGTTGATCTACCATCAGCCCCAACCGGCCAATCATTTTCTCCAAGAGTAGCTGGCGATACGTTTACTCCGGCAGATTATAGCGGTATCGCAACAATCACACCGGAAAACATCCCTGACATTCTAGCTGACCAAGGTGTTGGTGTGCGCTTCTACATCTTGGAAGCTGATGATCAAGGCAACATGGTCAAACGCTATGTACCAGCAAACACACCAGGAGCAATACGCGAAGTCGGTGGCGTATACGGAACTGTCGGCGGCGAGTTTGACTTTTATCCAAACGAAATCGGCACAATACCAGCAGAACTAAATGTCGATGATATTCTAGGATTGACTGATGATACTGTTGCTCCTTCCTCGAATACAACAAGCCCAGTTGATCTAGGGGTATCGGTTTGAGCGATGCAGTAAAAATAGAAGAAGCAACGGCTGAAGACGTTGTGCCGATTGCAAGAGTTTTAGTTGACGAGTTTCATACTGAGTACGAAAATTACTTTCCTCCAGTAGACGTTAAAAAGACTATCGAGTATATTGGAGATCATTATCACCGTGGCAAAATCTTTGTCGCAAAGCGCGACGGAAAAGTTGTTGGGGTGACTATGGCAAAGCCAACGGCATTTTGGTTTAGCCATAGTGAGTACATCAACGAGGGCGTATTTTATGTCAGTCCTCGCGCAAGACGAAGTAGAGCAGCAAAGCTGCTAACCACCGAGTTGAAGGCATATGCTCGCAGCCTCCATCTCCCTCTTATGCTTGGCATAAGCAGCGGCGATAGAGTTCAAGCCAAAGACAAATTTTTTGAATCGCAAGGCTTTACGCGAATCGGTGGATTGTATTTATGTGCTGCGGAAACACACAAACAACAGTAAGTGCGCCAGAAGTTCCAGAGTGGCTTGAGAACTTTTACAAGAGACAGACAGCGGCTGCGTCTGAACTGTATGATACTGCGCGAGACATATACCGGCAGAGGGTAGACTTCCCTCTTTACACAGAGCCAAGACTGCAACAACTGACACCAGATCAGGTTGCGTCATTCGATCTCATCAGACGCAACGTAGGTATTGGCGATCCTGCACTTGAAGCAGCTACAGCAAGAGCCACGCAGGCTGGGCGAAGTTTTGCTGACATGGGCGGCACACCATTTACCGCTAATCAAAATATAGGCATCGATACGCTGACGGCTGAAAACCTAGCGCCCTATCGGAGCATTTATGAAGACGATGTTGTTGACGCGACTCTTGCAGATATGCAGGAAGAGTTTCAACGGCAAGGGTTAGCACGACAAGGCGCAGCAACAAGAGCCGGAGCGTTTGGTGGTAGCCGTCATGGATTACAGGATGCACTAGCAGCGGAACGTTACAATCGCGCAGTTGGCAGAGTGGGTGCAGACATACGAGACAGAGGTTTCGGTAGAGCGCTGTCAGCAAGACAGGCCGACGTAGAAGCTGGGTTGCGTGGCGACATTGCACAAGAGCAAGCCGATAGAGCAGCGGCTGCGATGAACCGTGCTACCTTCCAAGCAGATCAGGGCCGCATGCTATCGTCTGCACAAGTAGCCGCCGGTCTTGGTCAACAGCAACAGCAACAGTTATTTAGAGATGCGGCTGCACTGCAAGCGCAAGGCGCACAGCAGCAAGCCTTCGGACAACAAGGACTTGATCTCGCTTACGGCGACTTCCAAGCGCAAACAGCATATCCGTATGCACAGCTTGGATTTCTACAAAGCGCGATACAACAAGCACCTTTTAATCCAGCGGTGTTCACCGGACAGACAACGACTTCACCTGGGCCGTCAACGCTTGGGCAAATCGCTGGCCTTGGGATTGCTGGGTTGGGTGCATTATCCGGTGGCCCTGGTTTTGCGGCTAATGTAGCTGGCATCGGTTCATTGTTCTGTTGGGTTGCACGAGAAGTCTACGGCGAAGAAAACGTGAGATGGGTGCTCTTCCGCAAATGGTTGCTACATGCTTCACCACGTTGGTTTAGAAGCCTCTATATGCAGCACGGCGAAGACTTTGCGAAATGGCTGCGTAACAAACCGCGCATCAAATCACTCATTCGGAAGTGGATGGATCGCATCATTGATAAGCATGACAAAGAGGTGATGGTATGAGATCTCGTCAGAGCGTTCAAAGTTTTTTAGGAAACTTATACGACAGGTTTAATCGCAACCGTCGTGTGTTCCCTCGTCCACCTTCTAATAACTTACCCATGCAAAGAGGGATTGCGTCAGTGCCTTTCGATGCAGGTATGGAATCTGACAACATGCGTCGAGGCGGTATGTCTCCATACGAAATAGCAAGTATGCTTGGCAGGGAAATGTTACCTAGACGCACTGGTGGCGGCAGAGGTATATCGAGTGTGCGACAAGGGCCAAGTATGAATTTCATACCTAGAGCAGAGGCTGCTACGAGATTATCACCTGCACCCGCTGGCCCAGCAGAAATGGGTGGTATGGGCCGACGTTTCTTTGTTGACCAAAACATCAGTGATCAATCCTATGGAATGGCTCAAGATCCGTTTGCTGGAGGAATGCCGAGACAGCGTATGCCAAATGTTGATCCTTCAGAAGGCATGATGGGAATGCGAAGCGCAGTACGACCTGTCACAAGCGCTACAGGTACAAGGCCACCAGATGCTATCGGCAGAATGCCTGCCCCGCTTCCAAGACCTAATCCTAGAAGAATGGAGGAAGAACCCCTGGATCTAGGCATAGACGCAGAATTAGATGCCGGTATCGATCAAGCTGTAGATACGGAAAAGGACGAGTCATTTAAGTTCGATCCAGACATGGATCTTGTACGGCTTGGCCTTGAGATCTCTGCGGCAGCTTCCAAGCCAGGTGCTACGTTCCTTGGATCGCTTGCACAAGGTGGACTCAACCATCTTAACAGAAAAGAAAAACGCGAACTTATTCAAGAAGACCGTGCATACAAGCAGTCGATAATGAAGATGGAGCAAAACTTCAAAGCGTCTCAAAACCAGCTTAATCGTGCTCAAGAGTTGGGTATAGCGCAAGATCGAATCAAAGTGCTCGAAAACCAAAACCAAATCCGTGCTGATAGTCTTGCAGAAACCATCCGCAAAAATTCAGAAATGCTTAAGATTGAATTTAAGAAACTGCCTACAGACAAACAAAAAGATGCAGAAGGCAGATTGCTCGAACAGAAAATTAAAGTGCAAGAATCTACGGCTAAGTACTATGACGCCAAAGCGCAAGGTGAAGGTGACGCTCTCAAAATACAAGAGGAAACAACAAAACGGGAGTACATTCGGGCAGCATTAGAACTCATTGATATAGATAAGATCGATGTTATAGGAAAAACAGAAGCTGAAAAAACACAGATCTACCAAGCCGAGGTCAAAAGAGCGTTGAGTGGGTTGCAAGTTTTATCTAGTGCTCTTGATGAATTTTTGCCTGGTGTTACACGAGGCGTAATTTCTTCTATTGAAGGAGGCGGCGGCGGTGGTGGTGGCAGTAATACACGACTGAAATTTAATCCCGAAACCGGCGTAATCGAATAGGGCTGACAATGGTTCAGCTTGTTGAAATTCCAAACATAGGAACAGTTGAGTTTCCTGACGGTATGAGCCGTGAGGATATGACTGCTGCAATACAACGAAATTTTTTTTCTGATAAAGAACCTACGGTGAATTTAGAGGAAGAGGAAAGTGGAGATGTATCTAAAGCCTTTTCATCTGGCCTTGCTCGTTTGGGTGTTGCTGGCAGCGTTGTTGGTCGTGAGCTTGGCGTATTAGACGACGAAGATTTAGCAGAGAGTTTACTTGAACAAGAGCGGCCAACATATTCTCCTGAGACACAAGCGCAACTACAAGAGATAAACGAGGCAGAGGGCTTTTTCGAAACGCTAGGTGAGTTCATTACTAATCCTCGCGCAGCCGGTGTGCTTGCTCTAGAGAACATTCCGCAAATGGCAGTGTCCATACCAACTTCTATTGTTGGGGGTATTGTTGGTTCGACAACCGGCCCTGCTGGTACAGCCGTTGGTCTTGGCACTGGCATGGCTCTTCCAACATTTGGCATTGAGTACGGCAATGTTATGGCTGAACAACTTCGTGCAAGCGGTGCTGAGACAAAAGAGCAAGTTGTAGAAAAACTACAAGATCCAGAATTTATGGCGTTGGCAAGAGACAAGGCTGTGAAGCGCGGTGTGCCAATTGCTGCCTTTGAAGCGCTTTCCATGGGACTAGCAGGAAAAGTGTTTGGTCTTGCGACTCGTGTGGGTGCTGGCCGAGTAGCTGGTGTCGGCGGTGAAATTGGATTGCAAGCCGCTACAGCAGCGGGTGGTGAAGCAAGTGCGCAGTTGTTATCAGAAGGTAGAATTACAAGTCGCGGTGATATAGCACTTGAGGTTGCGTTAGAAACCTTGCTGGGAACACCGGTTGAAGTTGGAGTGGGCTATCTTGCTTCCCGACGCGATGCTGCTGCAACCGCCGGTGAGCAAGATCCTACGTTTGATCTGCCGCAAACTGCACAAGAAACACCTGATGATGCAACCCCTGCCCCAGCCGCGCCCACCATAAAAGATCCTCGCATTGTTGATGCTGCCGAAGAAGGTGTTGATCCAACCAGTGAACTTGACCGGTTTATAAACGAGTTGGATGCACGGCCCAAACTACAAGATGCTGCAAAACAGTTGCGTGATCTTGATCTATCGCCGGTGCAGACACGACAGAACATGGCAGCGCTGCAAGATGCTGTCGAAATAAATGACAAGGCAGAGTTTGATCCAACTATTAACTTTAGCACTGAAGGTCTTGAAGTCGGTGGTCGTCAAGCCAAGGGTGGATTCTTTGCAAGCAACAACGAAATACGAATAGACCCACGGCAAAATCCCCGCGCAGCTATGGCTCACGAAGTGCTGCATTTTCACGACACAATATTTTCACAGCAAGATCCGAAAGCCCATGCTGCATGGTCAAGCGGATTTAAACAAGCAAGCACACTTCGCAATGCGTTGTCACCGGCTGTCAAAAGATTACTCGATCCCAAACTACTTGCGCAGTATAACACTTCATTACAGGAACAAGGCGCAATTATCACGCCCAGAGAAGCTAGAGCCTATGCACTTGAACTTTACAAACAAACCGGCAAGCCTGCAAAACGCAACGTCGTAAGCAGAGCCTTCGATTTCTTCAGTGATAGTCTGGATCGCATCATTGCAAAGATGAGTGGTCGCATGACGCAGAAACAGGCACTGTTGTTTGCAGCCGAAGGTAAAATCACGCAACAGTTCCCCACGACTGCACAAGCTGCACCCGAAGCAGCACCTGCTGTTGAGCCACAAGTAGAGCCGGAACCAGCACCTACGCCAGAACCGGTTGCAGCAGAACCTGCACCGGAACCTGAACCTGTCACGGCAGAACCTGTACCAGAACCGGAGCCTGTTGTTGAAGAACCAGCGTTACCCCCAGAGATACCCGAAGCGCCCATATCTGACATAGAACCAACTGACAGAATTGTTACACCAGCGGGAACAGAAGTCGGTGTTACCTACGAAGTCAAAGAGTTAAGTGATCTAATCCCATCACAGACCGACGATTTGCAAGTCAATCCAGATTATGTTGCTGCATTGCAGCCAAGGGATAGAACGAGAGCCGCAAGCGAACAGCAAGTAAATAAGATAGCACGAGAACTGAACCCTGCGTTTCTTTTGAAGTCTCCGTCGTCTGCTGACGGTGCGCCGGTTGTTGGCACAGACAACATGGTTGAGTCTGGTAACGGCAGAATATTAGCGTTGCGTAAAGCCGCTGCGGGTAATCCGCAAGCATACGCTAATTATAGAAGCGCTATCGCCGAAGCTGGATTCGACGTAACAGGATTTAACAATCCGGTATTGGTTCGCGTAAATCGAACCGCAACAAGTCCAGACGCAAGGGCTGACTTTGTTCGTGAAAGCAACATGCGTACTACGCTGGGTATGAGCAGCACAGAAATGGCTGCTTCTGACGCTGATGCTATGACACCGGAGATTGTTGCACAGTACCAGGGCGGTGACATAAACGCTGCGGCTAACAATGGCTTTCGTAGAGCATTCATGGGTGAGGTTGTATCTGAAGCTGACAGTGCGCAGTACATGGACGAGAAGGGCCGCATAAACATCGACGGCATCCGACGCATAGACGCCGCACTTTTTCGGTATGCCTACGAAGACGATAGACTTGTGGCAGACTTTTTCGAATCGCCAGACCCAACGAGAAAATCAGTGGGTAACGCTCTACGCGAAGGTGCATCGAAATGGGCGATGATGCGAAATGCCGCTGAACGAAACGAAATCGATCCATTCATGGATACGACAGATAATCTGCGGGAAGCGTTAAATGTTTATCGCAGAGCAAAAGATGAAGGTCGTAGTGTTGCAGAATTTGTAGATCAGACGGATGCCTTTACTGGCGAGATGAATCAAATACAAAGAGGATGGTTGCGTACATTTTTTACTGATGACACTTTCACAAAGCCAGCGTCTTCAAAAGCAGTCGCAGATAGACTTGATTATTATATAACAGAAGCAAACAAAACGAGTGCCGGTGCAGATTTAATTGGTGACAAGCCAACACCGGAACAGCTTCTCATTGGATCGTTACGTCAGAAAGAGCCTCCCGCACCAGCGGCAGAGCAAGATTTGATTCCATTACCAGATGTAATGGAAGCGTCCATAGAAACACCAGCGCAGAAAGATCAAAAGTCTGGCGGAAAGAAATCTTTTAATGTGATGGAACCGTCGCTGGTTATAAACCGGTTTCCATCCCAGATTTCGACAACGCTTGATCCGTCGGATCGTTCACGCCAACGAGAAAGAGTACCGTTTATATCCAGTGGCCCAGCTAATATTTCGCCATCAGTAGCCATGGGTTCTTTTGATGAATCTTCGGGCAAACCGCACCTCCAAGGTTTAAATAATATAACTGATTTACTCAACGAAGCCAACCGTGTGATGGACGATGTGAGTAGTTTTTTAACAGACGTTGCGGATGCAATCACTGGGGCATCGTTCTCCAAAGCGAGAGTCAAAGACAGCCCTGGTATGCAAGCCAAGGTTGCGCAAAAACGAAGACCAGCCAGCACAATGCCTGATTACATTGGCGCAAGAATAGTCGTTGACGACGGCACGGCGCTTTCAAAAGTCATTGATCAAATGGATCGATTGATGAACCTTGAAGTTGACAACTTCATGCTAGATCCAAAGCCAGGTGGGTATCGGGCAGTACACACTCAGATAGCAGTCAATGAAATTGTTTCGCTTGAATTACAGGTTGTACCTGCGCCGATAAACAAAGTGC